AGGGGACGCCGTCGACCGTGATCGGCCCGACGGCTTTCAGGGCTAAATGTTTCACCTCAGATTCCTGTCATCGTAAGTGAGTATGGAGCCAACGCAGCGCGCCGCGGCTTACTGCGTGTTCTTGTGCAGGCCGCGGAAGTCGAGGGCCTTGGCCCCGATGTCCATGTTGATGTCCCAGCCCATGCCCCACTGGCCTTGGCTGAGCACAAACGAGCGGACCATCGGCGCGCGGCCGGTGCCGCGGCGATAGCCGACCTCGATCGTGTAGCGGCCGCCGCGGGCGGCCAAAAACCAGGTCGTGCTGCTGCCGGAGTGGACGGTCTCCGTCGCCGGGTCGATCACGCCGTTGTCGAGCCGGCCGTCGCTGATCACCAGCAGGTTATCGTCCTGGATGGCGTTGCGCGTGCCGCGCTCGCGGCTGGCGGTCGTGTCGCGGATCTCGCTGGAGTTGACCAGCTCGCTCGCGGTGTGCTTGAGTCCCTTGGGGACCAAGAGCGCAAACGGCGCGAGGTTCAGCACGCGGCCTCCCTGGGTCTGGATACCCATGTCGGTGACCGCGACCTTGAGCGTCGCCGCGGCCAGCGCTGCGCTGGTGCGGAGGTTCTTGTGGTCGGTGGCGTCGAACAGGGCGATGTTGTCGGCCCCCAGCGCCGCGTTGGCCAAGAGGATCGAATAGACCAGGTCGGGACGGAGTTGGCGAGCGGCTTCGCCGAACTCTTCGGGCATCGTCGTCAGCGCGCCGAAATTGTCGTCGATGAAGTCCTGCTCGTCCGCCACGAATTGCTCGGCGTAGCGGGCGATCTTGTATTCTTCGAGCGACGCATCGCGCGAAGCGTGTTCGGCCGTTTTGCCGCGCGGCAACTTTTTGAGCCGAGCCCCCTTGCCCATCTGCACGCGCTCGTTGGTCTGGAAGTTCGGGACTTCAGCGTCGCGCGTCCAGCCGGCGGTCGTGTCGGGCGCCGCTTCGTAGGAGGCGAGCAGTTGCGCGCCGACGGTCGTGGTGAAGATCGCGGCCAGTGAGCCGCCGCTCATCGCCGAGCGGATCGTCTGCTCGCGGGTGAACGGGATGTTGCCGCCGTCGAGGCGGATCGCTTCGCGGCAGATATCGACCATCGACAGATCGCGGTACCGCCAGGCCAGATCGGCCGAGCGTTCGAGATCCTGGCGGCGGGCCGGATCGATGCCGGCTCGGATCATGCAGCCCTCTTCGTAGCGCACGTGCCCCTCGATCGGATTGAGGTTGGCGCGGACGAGCATCGCGGCTTGGAGCACGCTCAGCGTGCAATCCCCTTCATGGCTGCGACTGTGAATCGCCGGCGCTCCGGGGACGGCCGGCGCACGGCGGGTGCGGACGACGCTCAAGAACTCCGTGCTCGCGCGGGCTTCGGTCCAGCCTTCGGTGATCGCCTGGCGGACGATCTCGCGGGGAACGTCGGTGCTGGCGAGCTCCTCGATCCGCTGCACGCGCAGACGTTCGGCCTGAATCGCGGCGGCGCGGACCGTGTCGAGTTGCGGCTCGGCCGGCGCGGTCGTCGGCGGCCCGCTCGAACTTGGCGCGGGAGGCGCCGCGCTGCGCGTGGTTTGCGGCGCGGTGGGAGTCGTCGCGGGCGTCTGCGACTGCGGCTCGGCCGGGGCGGGAGGCGCGGTGACGTCGCCCCGCAGCGTCTCGGCCTGCGCGCGCTGTTCGCCGCGCAGGTTGTGATAAAAGGCCCAAGCCTGCGACTCCGTAGCAGTGCCGGCGAGTCCGAGGGTTTCGAGGTAAGCGCGAAGATTCTCAGGCACGGCGTGGTTCTCCTGGGAGCGGTTCGTAGGCGCGGGAGGATTCCCGTGGGAATTTCCCTGGCCTTGGGTTCGGATTTTGGATCTTGGATCGGCGCCCCACGGACAACACGAGCCCTCGCGCGGACGCCAGCGCGTGGTGATCAAGAGCGGCAACTCGCCGGCCTTGTACTTTTTCCCCGCCACGGTCTGTTGACCGCCCGGCGGGATCAACACTTTTTCGAGCGGCACATTGCCGGTCGACATATCGGTGCAGTGACCGCCGCGGACCAGATTCCACAGCCGGTCGCTCGGCTCGTCATCGAAGAAATGCAGCGTGCCGACCAGTTGGCGGCGCTCGATCCGCAAGTTGCGAATCGAGCCCCGCATCGCTTCGGTCGTCACGCGGCCGAGCAACTGCGGATGCGTGTCGAACAGCGGGATCTGCGTCGGCAGCTCGCAGCCTTCGATCAGCAAGATTTCTTCGAGGCTCTCCCAGCGTTGCATGTCGAACACGATCGAGCGGTTTTCCGTCGCCAGCACGGCGTCGACGGTCCGCTGGGTTTCGTTGATCGATTCCAGCCGCAGCGTCATGTCGCTGCGGAGCGTCAGTTCCTGCGTCGCCTCCTCGCGGAGGTTCCAGGACTCGAGCAACGCGAGGTCGGTGTTACGCAGCACTGGCGGCCTCCGCAGGTTCCGGTTGTTGGTCGTCTGGTTGGTCGTCTGGTTGGTCGTCTGGTGCGGCTGCTTGCTCGTCGCCTGGCGGCGCGTTCTGGTTGGGGTCCGGTTCGACGTGCTGCCAGCTCAGGTGAATGCCGGCGGTAGCCAGCATCTGGTCGATGTAGCGCAGCCGCTCGACGTGCTCTTCGAGGTCTTTGCCTTGCGCGGCGAGCGCTTCTTCGAGCGTGACCGTGCCGTTGGCGAGATACGTCGCTTCGGCGTTGGCTTCTTTGCTGGGGTCCACGTGCGGCGGCTTGTTATGGAGCCAGTGATACGTCACGTCCGGCGGCCGCGGCGGCAACTGCCGCGCGAGTTCCGCCTCGCGAGCGATCTCATGCACGCACCGATTGAGCGGGCGTTCGAGCCGCGACGTCTGCGCCACGGCGATGCCCCGCTGATAGATTTGGCCGTCGAAGCGGGCGCTCGAGTAGTTGTGGTCTTCACTGCCGAGGCGGACCATCATCAGCGGCATGTTGATCGGCCGCCCCAGTTCGCGCAGCCGCTCGGTGCGATAGTCGACGTAGGTGGTGGTGGGCTGCGTGGGGTTGAGCGCGAAGGGCTCCCAGCCGGGAGGCGCGGTCGAGGCGGTCCCGCGCTCGATCTCCGTCACCTCGTTGACGTGCATGTAGGGCGCGTCGGGATGGCGGGTGAAAAACCAGAGGGATTGATTGGCGGCCATCGTCGCCGCGTCGAGCACCTGACGATCATAGTCGCGCAAGTCCGCGATGATCGAGAGGCAACTCGCCAGCCACGGCACGCCGCGGACCTGCCCCGGTTCGAGCGTCACAAATCCGTGCAGGATCATGTCCGCCGGTACCGGCGTGTATTTGGCGGCGAGGATGCTGAGCGGGCCGAACTGCTGCTCGTCGCGCAGGTAGTACTGCGTCGGCCGGCCGGTCTGGCTGAGCCGCACGCCGAGCGCGACCTGGCTGTCGCTGAATAAATTCGCCGGCGTCGCCAGGCGGTCGGGATCGTGCACCAACAGCCGCATCTGCACGGGGCCGGGCGCGGCGCTGTCGGTCACCAGTTGCGTGAGGTCTTCGCCTTTGGCGAACCATTGGCGGACCCAGACGCGCAAAATGTCCGCGCCGCTCAGCTGCTGGTTGATGTCCGGCTCGCGGAACCAGTCCCGCCAGATCCGTTCCAGCCGCTCGTTGTACTGCGGGTTGCTGCTATGGACTTGCAGCCGCGGCCCGTACGCGCCGACCAGGTCGGTGGCGTAGGTGTTGACGATCCCCTCGAGAAATGGATTGTTGGCGAGCTCGTAGGTGCAGCGGGCCCGCAGCGTCGGCAGGTGATCGGCCAGGTCCTGGTTGATCGGCAGGCCATGCGCCCGTTGCCAGTGCGCGCGGTTGAGGCGGTCGGTCCGCGCGGATTCCCAGCGGCGGAGCGTCCAATCGGCGGTGGCCTCGGGGGCGCTGGTGCTGGTGCTGCCTGGTAGCGCGCGACTGCTGCGCGCATCGCTGGCCGCCATGGCTTGCGCCACGTCGCCGGCCGGCGGATGTAATTGCAGACGCCCCATCACTCGCAGCTCGTGGGTTTTCGGACAAACTTGGTGCGCTGGATGCTTTGGCTCGCGACCTGTTGCCGCGTCAGTTCGGCGAGCAGGGAATCGAGTTGCTCGCGTTCGAAGGCGATCTCGCTTTCGCCTTGCCGCGACCGCGTCGGCATCCCGGCCAAGAGCAGCTTCGCCGAGCGAATTTTGGTGATCGCCGTGGCGAAGTCGCCGGCCTCCTGGGCGGTGACCGCCTCGTCGATTTTTGCCTGCACGGCCGCTAAACTCATGCTGGCGATTGTGAGGCCGGGCGCTTGGCGGTTCGTATTTCCGACGCGCTAGTTCGCTTTTCCGTTCAGCGGCGCCTCACTGTTGCGCCGCGCAACCGAAAACCGCTCGCCGCAAAACTGACACATGCGGCGCTCGCACGTGCCGGCTTCGACGACTTCGGCGGCGCGGCGCAGTTCGTAGGGCGTGCTCTTGACGAGCTCCGATTGCTCGCAGCCGCAGCGTGGGCACTCTGGCCCCTCAAGTTTCGTCATGCGCATCGCTGCCTCGCTTTCGCTTGCGTCCGCCGCTGAACCAACTCGTGGGACTAGCGCCGCCGGCCAGCGCGGCGCTGGGCGCATTTTCCGCCAGGCGGAAGCCGGCATAGTTCCCGGCAGCCGCCGCCTGCGCCGCGCAATCCAGTAGATGGTTCGCCCCCGTCTTGTGCCAGTACTCTTTCATCCCCTTGCCAGGCACAAACTCGCGCTTGAGCTGCTCGCTCGCAAAATGCTTGGCCAGCTTCGTGTGTTCCTTGGCCGGCGCTTGAAACAGGGCCAGCGCTCCCGGTTGACCGACCGGCGTGCTGGCCCGCTCCTGGATATCGAGCTTCCAATAGTCCGCGTTGAACGTGACCTGATAGCACCGCTCGGCCTGGTTGCGGCGGACATGCCACTGGTCGCCCACCTTGCGCACTTCGGTCGTGACCTTCTTGGGATGCACGTATTTGTACTTGGCGAGCTGCGAACTGCCGCGCCCCAGCGACGGCAAGTAGCGCTCGTGTTGCGATTCGCGAATGAAGCTGAACACGACCTTGGGCAAGTAGCCGCTGTCGATCCAGACCGCATCGGGCAAGCGATTGGTCGACGTCCCGGCCAGCACCCAGCCGACGTCGATCGTGTCCCGCATCCCGCGCAGCGCGTTCAACAGCGCCAGCTTCACGTCCTGGCGCTGGTCGTCCGTCACCACGTCGAGCGCGCCGTAATCGACGACGTGCAACTCGCCGCACGCGCGAAACGCCAGCGCTAGCCACCACGCCGTCCACTTGCCGCAGTCGATGCCGAGCGTGAAGTGCGTCGTGTCGGGAGGGAGTAGGCCGCGCGGAAATTCGCTCGTCCGTTCGCGCACGGCCGTCGCGCTGAGTACGACATCTTCGAGCGCCGGCGGTGTATAGGGCAGGCTGTGCACGAACTGGCAGAGCATCTTCTCGGCGTTCTGCCGCTCGGTGGATTCTTCGTCGAGCTGCGCCGCGCGCCATTCTTCCGCGCCGAAATCGCCGGTCCGCACGAACAGATTGTGAAAGGCGTGCCACTGGAACCAGAGTCGCGTGGTCGCCGGCAAGTCGCCGCTCACCCGCCCTTGCCGGTCGATCGCCTGGCCGTCGTGCAACAGTTTGACCGCGCGGTTCGCGGCGGTCCGCTCTTCGTCGGTGATCGCTTCGCCGCAGGCCGGACAGAAAAAGCTGGCGTTGTCGGCCGCTTCAATTTCCGACTTCGCCGCTTGCCAACCGTGCAGATCTTCGCGGCCCGGTGCAATCCAGGTTTCGCAGTGGGGACACGGGACGAGCAGCCGGCTGCGCGTGCTTTGCGGCCGCGCCGTGAGCGGGAGTTCGAGCTCATTAGTGGTCGTCCCCTCGACATATAGCCGCCGACGGCTGCGGTCGTAACTGCGCTGCCGCGCTTGGAGCTGACGCAGCGGATCCGCTTCGACGCTCGTCTCGCCGACTTTGGAAAAGCGCGCCGCTTCGGTGACGCCGACGCAGCGGCTCGTGAAGCCGGCCTTGGCCGCATCGTCACCGCCGGCCGTCATGAACTTGAGCACCGCGCCGTTGTTGAGCGTGACGGTGTCTTCGACCGCGCCGCCGCGACTGCCCGGACCGGTGACTGGCAAGAGTTTTTCGAGCCAGGGCGACGCGCGGAAGACGGGCTCGATGTCCACCTTCCACTTGTTGTTGGCCATCCGCATATCGGGGACACCGACAATGTACGTCTCGCCCAGTTCGGCCAGGTGATAGATCGCCGGCAGCGCGAAGGCCATCAGCGACTTGCCCGATTGGCTCGGGCCCGAGATAAACGCCTCGTACCACCGCTGGCTGTCGATCGCGTCGAGTAGCGGGCCGGCGAACGGCTGCCGCTCGACGCGAAACCTGCGCCCCTTGTATTCGCCGTCGGGGATCACGATCTCCGCTTCGGCAAACTCGCGCATCGTCCGCAGCGTGCGCGCGCGGGCCTGGCTCAGACACCAGAGCAGTTCGTCACTGGTCGGATTCATCGTCGTCCCCCAGCGCGCGAATGAGCGTCTCGCATTCGGTGATTGCTTCGTCGAGGATCTGGTGCGCCTCGCGGCCGAACTGCCGCTGCAAGATATCGCCGGCGCTGCGCAGCACGGCAGCGACGCGCGCGAACCGATCATGCACATCGGCCCGCGACAAGAGCGACTGCTCCTCGGCCAGGCGTTTGAGCCGCTCGCGCAGATAGCGCTCGCCGCGGTACAGGTCGAGGTTGTCCCGGGACTCTTCGTCGCCCTGCGCCTCATTGGCAAAATGCTTGGCGAGCCGCCGCGCATTGATCGCGAGAAAATCATGCAGCGCCCGCGCGAGCGTGGGGAGATTGATCGTCGCGCCGCCAAACGGCAGACCATACCGGGCCGCCTGCTCGTTGATCACCTTGGCCTGGCGGCCACTCATGACGATCCAATGCCGCTGCGGGATCGCCTCGTAGATTTGCCACGCGAGATCTTCAGCGTCGCCCGCTGGTGACGGTGGGCTGCTCTTCGCCGGTGATTTTCGCGCGCGCTTCTTCGCCATGCTCGCCAATAGACCGCGAGCCGCGTGCGCTTACGCTTTCCGAGTCACACGTCCGGCAGCCGCTCCAGCGGCAAG